CCCCGCGCGGGCGGACGCCCGCGCGGAGACATCAAACCCAAAGACCTGATTGGAATTCCCTGGATGGTTGCCTTCGCTCTCCGTGCCGATGGCTGGTATTTGCGAAGTGATATTATCTGGGCAAAGTCCAACCCCATGCCCGAATCAGTGACCGACCGCCCCACTAAAAGCCATGAGTATATTTTCCTGCTAAGTAAAAGTGCATCGTATTACTACGACGCGGAGGCGATAAAAGAGCCGGCGAAATATAGCGCGTCCGACCGGATCGAACGTGCTAAGGGAAATCATAAATCCAATCCAGATGAAAAACGAAATGGCATCCGGGTGCGCAAACCTGCTGGCTGGGACATAAGCCGTCAGGGCGCGCACGGTGCATTCCACCGAGACGGCCGTTCGCTGGATGTTGAATACACCACCACGCACGCGGAAACCCGTAATAAACGCTCTGTCTGGACCGTAGCCACTAAGCCCTATGTAGACGCCCACTTCGCCACATTCCCCCCAGCTCTGATTGAGCCATGTATCCTGGCTGGCAGCCGAGTGGGCAACACGATACTTGACCCGTTCGGCGGCAGCGGTACTACCTCACAAGTGGCGAGACTCTTGAAAAGACACTCAGTATGTGTTGACTTATCTCTATCCTACCTCCGCGAACAGGCACGAACGCGGTTGCAACTCACCGCACTGGAAGAGTTTCAAAACGGGAAAAAAGTCTCAGGCGGTTATGACGATCTCCCACTCTTCATGGACTCAATGCAATGACCTCCAACGATCCCCGCGCGGAATGTGGTAGAATTGCAATTGCTGAGGGTGTTCGTGTATTTTTATTTGTCCGCGGAATGCCGCTATTAATGGAATGCACGAGCCCCTCAGCAAGGCAAGGACAAACCATTGATAGCGGCACTTTGCGTTTAAGGAATGAGCAATGAAGAATCAAATAAAAGAAATCAAACTGTCTGAAATCATCTTGGATAAAAAAGCCCAGCCCCGCGCAGACGTAGACGGCAAGGTCATTGATGAATACCGCGCTGACCTCATGGCTGGCGACACGTTCCCTCCGTTAGTTGTCTTTGCCAATGGAGATGACAAATACTATTTGGCAGATGGTTGGCATCGCTATCATGCAATGGTCAATCTCAACTCTGACGGTGAGGCTGTTTGTACTGTTCATCATGGCGATTTGCGGGATGCAATTCTTTATAGTTGCGGTGTAAATACAGATCACGGAAAACGTCGAACTGAGGGTGATAAGCGCCGAGCAATTAAACGACTATTGCAAGATGATGAATGGGTGAAGTGGTCGAACAGAGAGATTCTTAGGAATTGCAAGATACCGTATGGGGGTAGTTGGAACTCATTCATTGAGAGTGAGAGAAAAAATCTCACTGCACCTGCAGGTGCAGTGACAACCGAGCGACAGTACACCACAAAGCACGGCACGGTTTCCACAATGAACACTTCCAACATCGGCAGCAACAGCAAAACCGCAGAATCAGAATCAGAGCAACCCACGTTTCAAGTAATCACCGAACAACCAGAGCCAGCATTCTCACCACTGAATTACCAGTTATTTGTCAGTCCGATAAATGAACTTAGAGAACATCTTCCGCCCGCCTCAGTAGATGTAATTATTACCGATCCGCCATATCCGAAAGAATACATGCATACGTATTTCGAGTTAGCGGAACAGGCCGCGGAGATTTTGAAACCCAGTGGCGTCCTGGTTGCTATGTCCGGCCATCCATATATCAAAGAGCTGATTGAAGGAATGTCAAAGTTTTTGAAATTCCATTGGCTTGGATGTTACTACATGCCAACCGGTCCCCATGCCTCACTTCAACCATACCGAGTATCTGTTTACTGGAAACCGTTGTTGATATTCTGTAAAAACAAATGGCCCAATCGAGTATTCAAGGATGTATTTATCAACAATGAGGCAGATAAAGATTTTCATCATTGGGGACAAGGCGTTGGAGGATTTGAGGAAATTGTCAATGCGTTCACGTTCCCAAATGAAACTGTGCTTGATCCATTTGTTGGAGGTGGCGCAACTGCTATCGCTACATTGAAAAACGGACGGTATTTTATTGGCTCAGACATTAGCACCGATGAAGTAGAGAAGACTCGTAAGAGAATCGTTGAGGTGGTCAAATGAATAACTGGGCTCTTGCCACTTGTGTTTATTGCGGAGAAAAATTTATGTCTAGGGGAGAACCACATTGTTGGAGAAGCAATTGTAAATGGAGGTATCGTCAAGAACATCACGATTCAGAAGAAGAAAAAACCATGAATGTAATTCGCCCATTCACAGACCGTCATCATTTACCAGATAGATGGGTTTCTTTCAATGGGAAATTATGCGCGTGGGACTTGAAAACAAATGTGTTTGTAGAAGATAACTCGCATGACGAATATTTCCGTTTATTCAAACAGGACAAGATCCCAGTTTTTATTGTTTACATAGACCAAGGGCAAGAATTAGCGAATTGGATTCAGTCTTTACGCTGGGATGGCCCCAATCCTCCATCACCTAATAGCACTTGTGGCGATTCTTATTATCGTATATCGGGAGGCATACCACTTCAAGACTTCTTGGATTTGCAGAAGGTATAACGATGCCGCCAAACAGAACAACGGTTTTCCGAACCAATCTATCACTGTCTGAAATTGCCGAATTCGTAAAACGCGGCGAGGTAGGAGACGCTGAATTGTTTGCACACCAATATAAAGATCAAGTTGTCTTTGACCATTCAACAGATGATTGGTACATCTTCCGCGGTGCATATTGGGAGAAAGATGCAAAGCGCGAAATCATCAGATATGTTGGCAATCGACTTGCAGCGATATATCTCTATGCCGCTGGTGATGAAAGAAACGCTAACGGGGAATCAGAACTCTATGAAATGCTTACTGGCCGTGCGGCAGATTTGCATAAGATAATCAGAATCAAGCACGTATTAGAGCTGGCGGCCAGCGAACCCGGAATTACTATGAGCGGTTCCGAGTGGGATATATGCCCTGACTTACTACCCGTCAATAATGGCGTGGTTGAACTCAAAACAGGGATCATGCGAACATCAAGCCCTACTGAGTATATACGCCGTCATTCATCTGTTGATTGGATGGGACTGGATGCACCCGCACCACTTTGGGAAAAAACAGTTATAGAAATCTTTGACTGTAACAGCGACATGGTTTCATTCATTCACAGGCTTTTTGGATATGCAACTTGTGGATATATCACCGAACACAAGTTACCTATCTTCTTAGGCGAGGAAGCACGCAATGGTAAGACAACAATCTTTGAAACATTGAACAAAGTATTAGGAAATGAATTTTGTGCTTCGATACCTGTAAAGGTTCTCATGAAAGGCAGTTTTGATTCTGATGGTAATAGCCCGGAGCCTTACATAGCTTCATTGCGTGGTAAGCGTTTGGTGTATGCGTCCGAAAGTGCAAAGGGAATGAAATTGAACAGCGCGCTCGTAAAAAAACTAACAGGTGGAGACCAGCTAAATGCACGTGGACTGTATGAAACGCCAACAGCATTTGACCCTACACATAAGATCATGCTATTCACCAACGATAAGCCAATCGTACCTCCTGAAGATCAGGGGATATGGGAAAGAATAATGCTTATTGAACTCAAAATAAGTTTTGTTGATAATCCGGATCCTCAGAAACCAAATCAACACGCCGTTGATAAAAGTATAGGCGAAAAGCTGAAGCCTGAATATCCAGGGATCCTCGCCTGGCTTGTACGCGGTTTTATGAAATGGCAAGAGCAGGGATTGAACCCACCTGCTGAAGTTGTTGATGCGACGAACCAATATCGCGAGAGTGAAGATTTATTGGCTGAATATATAAAACATGGTTGCACCGTTGGCGATCCCCTGCTTTATCAGGTGCGCGTGATGGATATTTTTACTCATCATCGAAGTTGGTGCTCAAAGTACGGCATGACAGCTTTAGACCTGAAAGAATTCAAACAACAGATGAAAAGGAAATTCGGCGATCCTAAAAAAAAGAACAATGGTTGGTTTTACCTCGGGTTGGAGTTGAAACCGTAAAAAGTGACGAAAGAGTGACTTTACTTCACGCTTTGTCACAAAGTTTCGCATATCCCTAGAGTAAAAAGGCAGTTGTCAGACAAACCGTGACTTTTTTGACATCAAAAAGTAAAGTATTCTCGGAACCCCCTCGCGTATACAAGACTTTTACTTTTTTGTGTCATTTGTGTCATTCGTCATTGTTTATGCGAAAAATGTCAGAAGAAGTCAAATTTATTGAAAATCTCATGAATAAGGATGAACAAACTATGACAAAACATGACTTTATAAGACAATTTGCTAATTTAGGTATCGCCATGATCCCATTACGACATCGGGGCAAGGAACCGATGTTGCCATCGTGGGAACCATTCCAAACCCGGCTACCCAGTGATACTGAGTATAAGATTTGTGATACAATAATTTTGTCTAGGGAACGTGGGCTTTTTCTTTTCTCGCCCGCATATAGCCGTCATTCTGTTTTAAGTTCGCGTTCCCTAGACAAGAACCGGGCGAGGCAGGATGGCGGCTATATGCTTGGAGTAACAATGTTAAAGCAATGTACACAATGTAGAAGGTGGAAACTAAGAAGTGAATTTCATAAGCGCGAAGAAAGTCCTGATGGTCTGAAGCCAATCTGTAAGGAATGTAGAAAGTCAGTTGAGAAATCATACAATACTGAATATCATCAAAACCATAAAGAAGAATTTCGCGAAAGAAATCGAAACTGGCGTTTAAACAACAAAGAAAAAGCTGATGAATGGATGCTTGCATACAGAGCCGAAAACAAAGATAAAGTAAGTGAATGGAATCGAAGGTATCGTGCGGCTCATCCCGAAAAAGTTCAAGAATATACTCATAATCGTTATGCTCGTAAAAAGTCTAATGGCGGCAATGTAACTGCTGAGCAATGGGAAATGCTCAAGCAGGAATATAACTATACTTGCTTGCAATGCGGACAACAAGAGCCTGAAATCAAATTGACAATGGATCATGTGTTACCACTAAAACTTGGTGGTAAACATGAAATAGAGAACATTCAACCACTCTGCGGGAATTGTAATTCTAGCAAGCAAGACAAACACATTGATTATAGGTGAAACATGGCAAAGATATTTGATTTCGCTATGCAGTTTTTGGAATTAGGAGTTTCTGTTATTCCGCTTTATCACCGAAGTAAGAACCCTTTGCTTATCAGTTGGGAACCATATAAAACAAAACTTTCTGCTGACCTTGAAATACGTCAGTGGTTTCCCACTGACTGGAATAACTACGGCGTAGTGGCTGGATGGCAAAACTTGGTCATCATTGATTTTGATGACATTGAATACTTCAACCTATGGCAGTTATGGTGTGGCACTCAGGATAGCGACGTTCAATACATAGCTGAGCGATCCTTCAAGGTTCTGACACGGCGAGGAATACATGTGTATCTGATGACTGATAAACCTGCAAGTAACAGCAAGCGAATTGCCAAGAAAGGCGGCATTGATATTCAGGCACAAGGCAAATATGTTGTGGGTCCTGGTTGTGTGCATCCATCAGGACATGTGTATGAGCCGACTGGTGATTTTATTTTTCCGATTGTGCCTGACATCGAATCCATTATGCCATTGGATCTGTTTCCACCTGTGGCAATTAGTGATGTGGAATTTCACGGTGAACCTCCGGTGATCGTGCCGATGGTTACTCAGTATGATGCTTTTGCAGCAGCATCGGTTGCATCGGATGTTGATCTGATTTCTAAAGTCAAACAGTCAGTGCGGATTGAAAATCTTTTCAGTGGTGTTCAAAAAAGTGGTGTTGATGGTCGGTGGTTGAAAGCATTATGCCCGTTTCATGACGATGCCCATCCATCGTTTTGGATTGACACTCGCAAGCAGTTGTGTGGTTGCAATGTATGCGGAATGAAGCCGATGGATGCTATCAATCTATATTCACGAATGCACAACATCAGTGAGAGCCTGGCTGTGAGTGAGTTGGCTCGGGAGGTGGGAGTATGGGGATGAACACTGAAGAAAAAGTAATGCAGGAACTAATAGATGCGGAACATAAAGCTTGGGACGCTTTATCTCGATACAAATTTATGATGTTTGGTTATTGGGCTGCTGTTTGGGTGCATCTCAATCGGTTATCAAATACAAAGAAATCTAATCCGTGGAAACAACTTGTTCAAGAAGCTAGGAAAATGCGATGATAAAGAAATTTGAAATGCGGCAAATTCGAGAAGCTATTGAATATGCAAAACAAGGTGGTCAAGCATTGCATGTTCATACACTTAATTCAGGTCATCGGCTTTTTCGCCGTTATCCTGTGATCGGTCATTTGTTCGATCAGGACACGAATCGGTTGATTTACCTGGCTTATCGACTAGGTGTGCGTGTTGTGAAAGTTGAACATCAGGGAACACCGAAACAACACATTGATTTATGTGGCAAGCCGTTTGAATTGGCTTGTGAAATAGCAAAGGCCGTTGAGTATCAAGGTGATGCCAATGAACAAAAAACTTGAAGCTCTTATAGAATTATTTGCTTGGCTCATGATCGTCGGCTATTTTATTTTGGTTGTTTGTAAGGATTGGCCGTGGTGACGTTGTTGGAAGCAACACAAAAGATATTGCCTGATGGCGTGCTCATGCAACGTGCCGTTTGGTTGATGTTCGGTTGCGTTGTTCAAATTGTTCGCTACGATGGTGATAACAGTTCGGTGATCGCGTGTGTAGGTAGGCGCGCGAAGCAAATGCCGCTGAGTAAAGTTGGCAAGTGGATCCGGGAGAGACTATGAAACAATATATGTGGTTCAGTGTGAAAACATTTGTCGGTGTTGCATTGTGTGCGGTTGTATTGATTTTAATTCTATCTAGTTGTACCACGTACCAGGCGCAAGCTCTGATGCAGAATGATGTTACTCCGCGACCATTGGTAACCTTATCGGCAACGATTGCGCCAAGTGTAACAATTGACTATAAGGCCACGGCTGAAGTGGCACAAGCACAGGCAGACATTGCCCAGGCGACCGCTGACGAGGCAAGACGGATCAATGCAATGGCGACTGCGGAATATGTGCGATTACTCAATGAGCAAATAGCATTTACTGCTGAAGTTGAGAGAGAAGAATTTGCAATCGCCTCTTGGACTCAAACCGCTGCGGGAACTGTGATACCGCTGACAGCAACACAACAAGTGATAAGCAACACTCAAATTGCAGATCAACGCACACAAGTGGCAAGTTTGATGACGGCAACCGAACATGCGCCTACGCAAATGGTAGCGATGCTGAGAGCGCAAAATTACCAGGTGTACGGTCGTGCAGATTATGTTGCTGGCATCGTGGGTAAGTATTCGATTGCAATAATTATTCTTGGTCTTGTTGCAATCCTATTGCGAATACCTGTGACGCGACATGATAAAGATCTGAAACCGGAGCCCGAACCAGAGCCGAAAGAAAAAGTATTAGGTACCGTGGTCACTGTTGCGCAAAGTCACGGCGGTCCAGATTACGGTATGACGCGCTATGTGGTGCCATGCACACCGGGGCAATTATCCGAGTTCGCGGAGAATATCACGCAAGGGAAAAAGACGATGGCCATTAACCAATGGGAAGGAGCCGATACGTTATTTACACGACCGGTTATTTTACGGTTTCGTGCATGGGCTAGAGATAATGATTTTGCGGTGAGTACTGAAGATAATCAGCTCGCACCGACCAATGATTTTATGGATTTTCTGTGTGGGTGGCTCGATAAGCAGCGCCTGCCGACTGAATATAAGTTCGCCGAAAAAGAGTCGGAAACTTCCTCCCCCTCTCATGTTTTGCATGATTCTGCCATGAGTATGAGAGTTTCTCCATGATCTCATGCGAAAATTGGACACAGGTTAGATCGGGGCAGGGGAGGTGGCGTTGATGAATCCCCTTTCCATCACCCCCTCTTTACTTCCTGGCTTGGTTGCGCGTCTGACACCTAGGCAATTGGAGATTGTCGGTTTACTGGCCGAGGGACATAGTAACAAGACGATAGCAGCGATACTGAGTATCAATTGGCTAACCGTCAGGACACATATTCATAATGCTTGTGAAAGACTGGGGGTTGATAATCGGATTCAGTTGATTGTGATTTTTGCAATGTGGAAAGTGGGGAAAGTTCCCTAAAGGTAACTATATACTTGCCACGTATGAAAACTTCCTCCTTGCAGAAACATTACAGCAGGATTCGGTAGGTATTTACCTATTGACAAAGGTATATACCTATGATAAACTATGAGTACGTTAGCAATTCGGCTGACGAAATACACCAAAGGAGTTATGACATGGATCAAGACACGAAAAATCAAGACTTTGTTGAATTTATCGACGAGACGGTTGACATGGCACTGGAAACCTGTGAGACGCAAGTTGAACTGGATGAATGGATATGGTGCTCGTGGAGCACGGACGACGCAAGGCGGCGAGATGCAGTCGGAACATTCCAGGATTTTAGACAGCATGTTCTGAATGTCCTGGATGCCAAATATCCTGATAAAGTTTTTGTGGCATAACATCACAACAGGAGTTTTGAAATGGCTACATATGAAGTCACGTACGCAAATCATTTGAACGAAGCTGGTGAGACTTTCGAGTTTCCTACTGACGATTTCAACAGCAATGGCGTTGAACTTGTCACGTTTGATTTCGTGGATTCCGACATCCGCGAAGGTGAGGATTTTGCACGCGAAACATGGAGTTACGAAGTGGATGATGAAGATGCTGGCCGCTTTGAAAGTGGTCTTGAACGAATTGACTCTGCGATCTCTTGGAAACGAGTTGAGTAGCATGGCACATAAGCCAAACTTCACAGCACAACTCACCAACAAAGAAGCCGTCCGCCAAGTAGCGGCTTCAGTTGGTTGCATCCACACTCGCGGAGCAGAGAAAGGAAAAGGCTCGATCCGTGAGATGTTGGAGGAGATCGGCGGCGGTGATGCCATTGTCATGTTCCATCTATACGAGTATGCAGACGACATCAAAAAAGATGTGAGGGAGCTAAGAAAATTAGCGAAGCAATATGTCGGTGAAAAGATGGAAAACACTTTGCTAGCCTTGGCAAACGCTTTAGAAAAAGTGCAGGACGTATACGATGACTGACAAGCCACAGACCTTACAGCAAGCTACAGTCTATTTTTCGGACAAAAGTAAAAGCCCCAATGTGGGGCTTTTTATTTAGGAGTAAATCTCTCTTTGCTTGAAAACTAAGGACACAGAAAATTATTTCATGGTACACCTCCGATTAATCGGACAAAAAGACACATTGCGCATTGTAACATACTGCTTTATTTCAAAAGGATTACATACACACTTTAGACGATAGTCATTATTGACTAGTGTTTGTAATATTGAGAGTGGAGGTAGCCATGAAACTTTTTCGTTTGATTTCGATTGTTTGTATCGTGTTGGTGTTGACCGCGTGTGCGCCGGTGGTGAATCGTGTCGTGCAATTACCTGGTGCATTGGCTCAATTTATTGAAGCCCTCGCTGTGCTCATTGTAGGTTGGGTATTTTCTCAAATTGGTGTGCGGCTTCCGTGGTTTGTCAAACTATTCGGCCAATATACTGATGAGATTGCATTTGCAATTTCCGGTGCCGTGATAGGAGCGATACAGACTTGGCTCAATGCGATCCCTTGGCAATGGGAAACGGTTGGTAATCTTGCACTTGCATTGGTGGTTGCAATATTGACAGCATTGCAGGTATTCAGGTTGCTAGGTAAAGCAGGCATCAAAAGTTTTCGAGCATAATAGGTACAACAATATGGCATCTGCGTGGGCGTTGGCGATTTGTTATTTACCAATGGCGGTTGTGTGGTTGTGGCTTTGGTGGCGTGAACGAAAACACTGGATGTTGGGTGTGGTTCAGTTTCCGTTGTTGATTGGGATGTTATATTTATGGATTGCTTGGCCGCAACCTCCTCAACCGGTATATAGTCCGGTTGCCCGCGCGGTTCTGTTTTATATGTGTGGTGCGGGATGGATTATGACATTATTCTACATGATGTGGGTGAACCGAAATGAATGATGAAAATCTCCGCAATAATTTGTTGTCTCTGTTGCTTGGAGGAATTATTACTTGGTTTACTACTCGTTATAAACCAAGGATTGAAAGAACTTCGGATCATGCTGAGCAACAACAAAAACTCATTGAAGGTCAGACAAAAACACTTAAGGACGCTTTCGATGAGATTGATGAAATGCGCACTCAACAACGAAAAACCGATAAATACATCAAAGCACAGTGGGTATACATCATAAGGCTTTTAGAGGAATATGTGCGTCTTGGTTTGGTACCACCGCGCCCGCCAAAAGATCTTGAAAGTGATCCTGAAATTATCCGATTGATTAGTATTGTGCATGATAAGAAAACCAAGGATATAAGTGGTGAATGAACTACGATCAACTGAAACAATATGCAATCAATAACCTCTGGCACGGTGAAAACAGCCGTGAACGGAATCGTGTATCTCTCGCCTATCCCGTAGCCAGCCTGTTAGCTCAGCCAAATTACTCCAAGGTTTGGGGCATTGATATTAGTCACTGGGATCATAATGTGCAACTTGATGTAACCAAAGCATTGGGTGCGCAATTTGTTTTTATAAAGGGACTGGATGGCACCCTAAGGACAAAATACTTTCCAGAGAATCGCGCCCGGGCGATTGCATCAGGTTTGTATCAAGCTCCTTATGTTTGGTTGTATCCAAATAGCAAAGTATCTTGTGTAGCCCAAGCACAAGAAGCTACAAAGTTGTTGAAAGAATATCCTGCTGACTTGCCGTTGCTTTTAGACTTTGAAACCACATACTACGCAGGGCAATTAGCTAATCCAAACTTTAATGACTTGAGAATATGGGTTACTGAGTTTTTGAGATTGGGTAATCGACGGCCGTTGCTTTATTCTGGCAAATATTATATGGATCAGTTCGGGATCATTCCCACAGATTTGAAGGAAATGTTTGAAGGTTTGCATATTGCTCAGTATGGACCTAATGTTCCTAGTTTGCCATTAGGTTATTCCCATTGGGAATTACATCAGTTTTCGGGAAGTGGTGACGCTATGCTTATTGCTCCCAACGATGCGAATAAAAAAGAGCTAGACCTTAATTACGCGTTCGATCAAACAACATTAGATAGATTGGTAGGAGTTATTACTCCCCCACCAGATAACGGAGTTACTATGAAAATCGGAACTGTAACTGTTGCCACGCTAAACATTCGCAGTGGGCCAAGTACGAGTAATGCAGATATTGGCGATTTGCTCAGAGACGATCAGGTTATTGGCGAGTTGGATCCTGTTACAAACTGGCTGCACTTTGGAAAAATTATCCGGGTCAATGGCACACAAGAAAATACGGACGGTTGGGCATTGGCGGCATATATGACACTCAAAGATTATGTGCCTCCCGCTGTGTCTGATTTGTCGGTGTCAATTACGGCGGGGGATGATGTAGTGTATGAAAAGCAGACAGTAACTATCACGCTGAAAGCGAAAGTATGACACTTCCGATTAGCATCACGCCGAATCCAAGTGAACCCGTGAAGCCTATTACTTTGCGTCGCGTTCGCAAGTGGGGCGATCCTGTGATGATTCAATACGGTTTCAATGTGAATGTTGTTGGTACAAGCAATTTTCAGGCAGTGCGAAGTTTCAACAAGGAAACCGGATTCGGTGCGGTAAGCAATTTTCTTTACATACCACACAACGAGGTAATGCTTTTGCGTGATATGCAATTTGCAGAAATTACAGAACGCGGTTATTTCGATGAAGATTCTAAAATGGAGTGGCTATGTAGTTGGCGCGGTTCGTTGTATATGTACAACAGTCAAGCCGACGAATGGCCTACCGCAAAAACCATACGTTGGGGCACGCTGACACTTGGGGGCAATCTTGTACAAGTAGAAAGATACGAAGTCATTCGTTATGTGTTCGGAACAAATTACGAGGAGAAAACCATTCGTGATGTGCCAATGGCGCGGCTTGTAGGGTTTAGAAAATCAGATTGGTCAAGACCATTAAACGATTTGATTTCAGAAGGACTTGTACACTATTGCTATTGCGCGTACAAAGATAATGGTTTTGGACATTCGCCGAAGGGAGTTGTTTATAGTCCATTCTATTCGCCGTTGGATTATGACTTTAGTGGAAATTTGCAACCCGACGCATTGTATATTCCTGAGATATGGTTAGAGAATGAGTGACGAACAGGAACTCAAACCACTTTCTGATAAGCACCGACGTGTTATGGATGCGTACCTTTTGTGCTGGAAAAAAGGCGATGCATATCGGGAGGTGTACGGTCCTAAGGGTGACTCTGGAGCCGCAACCAAGTTATTTAAGGATCCGAATTTCGCTGCGCATCTTTCAGCGCGACTGGATGAGGTGCACTTATCGGCAGACGAGGCGCTGAAACTACTCGCCGATATTGCACGTGGTGATCTGGGTGATTTCCTAAAAATCACTAAGGATGGTTTTGAATTGGACTTGAAGAAGGCCAAAGAAAAGACCAGGCTTATCAAACGAATCAAGAACAAAACTACTAAGATTAATGGTCCACGGATTGATAGAGAAATTCACACGGAAGAAATAGAGCTGTACAGTGCTTTGGATGCGTTGGATAAAGTGCTCCGTGTGCATGGTCGGTACAACGACACGCTGAACCTGAATACATCCGGCGCAACGGTGCAACCACAAACCTTTGTCATTCCCGCGGATAAGATAGCCCCAAGTTTTACCAATGTTTATAGGGACATCGTTCACAAGCGCCATACTGAGTATATTTTCAAAGGTGGACGCGGTTCAGCAAAATCTAGCTTTGTCTCAGAAGCGTTTATTTACCTGCTTGTCAACAATCCGCAAGTTCACGGTTTGGCGCTTCGTCAAGTCGCCGATACTTTAAGAGATAGCGTTTTCGCTCAATTGCAATGGGCTGTGAGTGAGTTGGGATTGGGAGACCAATTTAAGTCGACCCTTTCCCCGATGGAGATCGAATACCTCCCCACGGGGCAGAAAATTTATTTCCGTGGCGCGGACGATCCGGGGAAAATTAAATCCATCACTCCGACATTTGGCTATATCGGTATCGTCTGGTTTGAAGAATTAGACCAGTTCCGAGGACAGAATGCCATCCGGGTAGTGGAGCAATCCATCCGAGGTGGGGATGAGATTTATTATCTAAAGAGTTTCAACCCACCGGCGACCAAGAGCAATTGGGCGAATAAGTATCTTGAAATTCCAAAGGATACTCAGTATGTGCATAGCAGTACGTATCTGGACGTTCCCCCGGAATGGTTAGGTCGCACGTGGCTTGATGAAGCCGAACATCTCAAAGCGACAAACTTTGAAGCCTACAAAAACGAGTACCTTGGCGAAACGACCAATGATAGTGGCATGGTGTTTGCCAATGTAAAGGTGCGCGATATTACCGACGAAGAAATCAGTCAATTCGATTACGTCCTTCATGGCCTGGATTGGGGCTTTTATCCCGATCCCGCGAGTTATGGCAGAATGCATTACGACGCGGCAAGGCGAACACTGTATATCTATGGGGAAGGTAGGCACTATAAAAAGTCAAACGAAGATTTGTTTAATACGCTGGTTGAAGATAGTTTAATTCGCAAGTTGGAATACGGCGAGGGTAAGAAAAAAGAAGTCTCTTACCCCGACCTAATCATTGCTGATAGCGCGGAGCCTAAATCAGTTGGTGACTTCAAAGCCTATGGTGCAAATATTCGAGGCGCTGAGAAGGGACCAGAATCACGGAAATATTCTTACAAATGGCTGCAAGGTCTTACGGCAATAATCATTGACCAAAAACGCGCTCCCTATCATGCAGAAGAATTCTTAAACTGCGAGTATGAACGCACGAAAGACGGTGAGATTATCAGTGAATATCCTGCGAAGAACGATCATGCAATTGATGATACCCGTTATGCGACAAATCTAATTTGGAAACGACGAGGCGAGTAATGAAAAAACTGATTCTGATTTCAATGTTCATGATAATTCTGATTGTTTTGGCTGGAAACAAAATTCATTCAGAAATACAGGTTCAAAATAATAATATTGTTGTTGATGGTGATGTCGTCATGGGCAATGATCCTCCTCGATATGCGTACACGTGCGAGGAAGTTGAAGTCAAGAGTGCGCCCAGGTTTGACGCCCCCACAACATCAATACTGAGTATCAATACGAAGGTTTTCATCCGTGATATTGGTCGGGGTTACGGTGTGAACTGGGTCATGATTGATAAGCCTGCGCAATGGATTCCGATTGCAACACTATGTGATTGGTAATTATTATGTTTCAAAGAATCCTTTCCTGGATTAGAGAGGTACTCAATAAGATGTTATCTATTCCTACCGTGAAACAGGGATTGAATGTTGATGTTGCTATTACGCCACTGATGACTGAAGCATTGCAATTGTGGAGTGCAGTGTACAAGAACGAATCCCCGTGGCTGACTGGCGGTATACGATCACTCAACCTTGGAGCGGCGATTGCTGCTGAAGTGGCCAGGGATGTGACCATTGAAATGGATGTACAAATCAGTGGCAGTGCACGGGCTGATTTCCTGGCTTTGCAATTCACCCAAGTTCTCAACAATATCCGCACTCATATTGAGTATGCGTGCGCTAAAGGCGGGTTAGTTCTGAAACCTTACATCAAAGGTGATTCGCTCGTAATTGATTATGTCCAAGCGGATATGTTCTATCCCATTGCCTTTGATGCCAATGGAAAAATGACTGCGTGTGTTTTCGCAGATCAAAAGACTATTGGACAAACCTTCTATACGCGTTTGGAATTCCATTCCCCTGTTGAAAATGGATATAGGATTTCAAATACTGCTTGGAAGTCAACAGTTAGAGATACTTTAGGAAATCAAGTGTCACTCACTCAGGTGCCCGATTGGGCTGAGTTGGAACCTGAAGCGTTTGTACTCAACATTGACAGACCGCTATTTGCTTATTTCAAAATGCCGTTTGCAAATAACATTGATCCAACGTCACCGTTGGGAGTATCTATTTATTCTCGAGCGGCACAGGGTACTAAAAGTCTGATGCGCCAGGCTGATGAAGCTTGGAGTGGCTTACTGTGGGAGATGGAGTCGGGCGAACGTGCGGTTTACACAACTCCGGATGCGTTTGCCAAAGGGACTGACGGTAAGCCGAAACTGCCAAATCAGAGACTATATCGACTTCTCGACCTCTCCGCAGTGCAGTTAGATAAGCCCGGGTTTTTCCACGACTGGACCCCAACAATGCGGGAACAGAATTACATCAATGCGCTGGATGCAATATTGCGACGAATTGAATTTGTTTGTGGCTTGTCCTATGGCATACTGTCCAATCCGGAGCAAGTTGCACTGACTGCGACTGAAATCAAATCAAGCAAGCAACGATATTACGCTACGGTCACTGACACTCAGAAGGCTTTGCAAGATACTTGTGACGATTTGTTCTATGTAATGGATGTGTGGTGCACGTTGGGCAATCTTTCGCCAACGGGCACCTATAAAGTCACGTACCAGTTTGACGATTCGATTGTCTCTGATTATGACACTCAGTTTGTACAGGACCAGCAATCGGTCACGCAAGGCACGATGCCCAAGTACGTTTTCAATATACGGAATTATGGTTTATCTGAAGAGGATGCTCGTAAATGGATCACCGAAGCAAAAGCCGAACAACCTGCGCCACTTAGTTTCTTTCCCCCGGAGGTATGACATGGATAGAGCGTTTGTTACCAAGCTCGCTTACATTATTTTCTTTTTCGGTCTTGCCCTGTTTTTTCTGGGTATTGGTTTTCCCTATTTGAAAATACTGATAGGCATTGCCGCGCTGATATTGGGAATACTGCAATTAGTGTAGGAGTGACTAATGGATAAAAGAACATCTCTAACAATAATAGTTGTTGCTTTAATTGCTAGTTCAACAATATTGATTATTGCAAATCATCCTGGATGGGGAGGCTTTTTCTTTTTCGTGGCTACAATGTTGAGCGGCGAAGACATAGAAAAAAAATATAATGCTCACCTCTGACCAGTTCGACACGCTCACGCCCCCGATATTGAGTATCTTTCACGAATACGAAATATCCGTGATTAAAGATATCGCTCGTCGGCTGAAAAATCTTGACTTCGCATCTGCTGCATGGCAAGTGCAGAGATTATCAGAATCAGGTGCGCTGTATCAAGATGTGTTGAAACAACTTGCAAAACTCACTGGGCAGTCTGAAAAAGAGATTGCAGATATTTTACAACGTGCTGGTGTGAAAACAATCACGTTCGATGACAAGATATACAAGGATGCTGGATTGAATCCCTTGCCGCTTAACCTTAGTCCCGCGATGTTGCAGACACTAAAAGCAGGAATAGAGAAAACCAACGGAGTGATTGAAAACCTGACTAAAACCACCGTGCTGACGGCACAACAGAGTTTCATCCAAGCATCCAATCTTGCTTACATGCAAGTTTCCACCGGTGCAATGGACTATAACTCAGCGATACGGATGGCCATTAAGGACGTTGCATCTCAGGGGTTAGATGTAATTGATTACGCATCCGGGCATCAGGATAAGTTGGATGTGGCGGTTAGGCGAAACGTTCTCACTGGTGTTGCACAAACCGCAAACCAATTGCAGATCAATCGTGCGGATGAAATGCAAACTGACCTCGTGCAAGTATCCGCGCACGCGGGCGCGAGGAATAAAGGTGTGGGCCCAGAAAATCACGAATCCTGGCAGGGAAAAATATATTCACGTTCTGGCAAACATCCAAAGTATCCAAATTTTGTGGAAGTCACAGGTTATGGCACTGGGGAAGGATTAGGTGGTTGGAACTGTAGGCATTCGTTCTTTCCCTACTTTGAGAATATCTCTGAAAGTGCATACGAGAAATCTGAACTGCGAAGTTTGGCGAAACAAAAGGTTAAGTACAACGATCAAACTATCTCTCTCTACGATGCAACACAGATTCAAAGAGAAATTGAACGCAAGATTCGATTTTGGAAACGAACCGCTGAAGCATTAGATGCGGCAGGGTTGGATAATGCAAAGGAACTTGCCAAAATTTCCGGATGGCAAGCACGGATGCGAGACTTTATTACTGAGACTGGTTTAGATCGCCAACGAATACGAGAGCAGGTGCAATGAGCAATACTGAGTATTGTTCTTTTGGAAATAAGAGGGTGGGATTGGTTTTCGTCGCTGTAACCAATTCTACCCTTTGTTCGGGGGGTATTTTGTGGTAGGATAAAAGCGATACAGCGACCGCAAGCACTTACGAAAAGTGCGGCGGTTTTTGTGTTTTAAACTTCGCCTGACCAGCGTAACGGGTCAAACACACGAGGAGCGACCTCGTACAAAAAGCGTAGTGAAAGGCAAACAGGTAAATATTATGAAACGCGAAGATTTGAAAAAACTGCTTGGAGATGCTGCAACTGACGAAGTGCTTGACAAGATCATGGGTTTGAACGGTACAGATATTGAAACCCACAAAACCAATCTTGCTAATCTCACCAAGCAGCTCGAAACAGCGCAAGGTCAAATCACAGAAGCCAATAAGCAAATTGAAAGTTTCAAAAACATGAAACCGGAAGAACTGCAAAAGGCCGCTGATGACTATAAAGCTAAGTGGGAGCAGGCACAGAAGGATGCCGCTGACCAATTAGCCGCGGTCAAGTTTGATCATGCGCTTGAATCTGCACTCACTGGTGCTAAGGTCAAGAACATCAAGACGGTCAGACCACTACTCAGTATGGATAAGCTGAAACTGAAGGACGATGGCACGGTAGATGGTCTCGAAGATCAATTGACTGAAATCAAGAAAACGAACGATTACCTGTTTGAACCGGAAAAAGCTACCCCGAAAATTGTTGCGAGTAGCAATAATCAACCTGTTATCACGGACGCGTTTGAAGCTGCGATGTGGAAAGGTTCGGGCTTGAAGCCTCCTGGTACACAGCAATCATAAGGATTCTTTGCAATGGCAAACTCTGTTTCACTTGTAAGTAAATTTCTGGCACTCATCGACGCGGCATACAAAGCCATGTCGAAAACTGCCGTTTTGGATGCGATCACCCAGTCGCCGGATTATCTCGGCGCAAACGAAGTCAAGGTGATGAAGCTCAGTATGGTGGGTCTGGGCAACTACTCCCGCTCTACTGGCTATCCTGCTGGCGATCTGACCGCCGCATGGGAAACGATGACCCTGGCAACCGAACGTGGTCGTGCATTCACCCTGGACCGCATGGATAACGAAGAAATGCTTGGGCTTGTTCTGGGTAATCTCGTTGCGGAGTGGATGCGTATGCACGTTTCTCCTGAATTGGATGCGTACCGCTTCTCGAAATATGCCAGTTTTTCCGGCATCAGTGAAGTGGGCACACCTGCAACACTGTCAAATTCCACGGTGCTGGCTGCAATTGATGTTGCCACTGGGCAGATGAACGCAGATGAAGTACCGGAAGATGGACGGATCCTCTTTGTGTCCGATACCGTGCAAACGTTTCTTGATCAAGCGGTAACTCGTTCGATGAACAACAATGAAACCACTGTTGTACGGCAAACGAGAAACTATAACAACATGCAGGTCATCATGGTGCCACAGACCCGGTTTTATAAGGGCATTACCCTGAACGCGGGCGCGACCAGTTCCGCGGGTGGATTTGTGAAAACCGCAAGCACTGGCCGGGACATTAATTTCCTGATGGTGCATCCCTCTGCTGTACTTCAACCGGTCAAGCTCAATCAGGTGAAATATTTCCCCCCCGAAGTAAATCAGATCAGTGACGGGCATCTCTGGCAGTATCGCCTCTATCACGATACGTTCGTGTACGAAAACCATGTTGATGGTGTGTACTCGCACATCAAGGCAAGCTAGGAGGTTATTATGTTCCTAGAAAAAGATGGTGTAAGGATTGAAATCCTGGTTGCGGTAGATATTGCCCGATTGAAATCCGCAGGCTACAAGGAAGTTACCCCCGAGGAAGCGAAACCGCTCACCCCCGAGGAGCAAAACGCCATAGCAATCGCCGAGGTAAACAAGTCAAAGAAAACCAAAGGCGGTGAGAAATGACACTTAAATCTATTACCCCCGCGGGTATGTTGAAAGACATCAACGATAACTTTGCTGATCTTGGGCCAGTAGGCAGCGTCAATGGTTTGGGCACGTTGCGAGTAGCCCGTTTTGAATTTGATTGTGCTGTTGCTGGAAATCTTCCCATTGGCGCGCATGGCACGGGAGTAATTCTGCCCATTTATGCAATTGTGGTGGGTGGGTTTATTGATGTCAACACGGCGATCACTGGTGATACGAATGCAACATTGGCGATCCATGTGCAAGCGGCAAACGATATTATCTCTGCCGCGGCGGTCTCGGGTGCGCCATACAGCACAATTGGTCGAAAAGCCATTGTGCCAAAAGCCAACACGCCCGAATCAACTTCGGTCAAATGCACCGCAGCGCGTGAGATCACCTGCACGGTTGCAGTTGCGGCATTGCTTACTGGCAAGCTCACTGGCTATCTGTATTATGTTGAAGGTATTGCAAGCGCATAAGGATCTAGGAAATGGCGCCTTACGCCGATTACACGTATTACACCGGCACGTATCTTGGCACTGCGATTGCATCGGCTGATTTTGCTGCATTGGCATTACGGGCATCAGCAGTAATTGATAGGATCACATTTCAACGTGCCGCGGTTGATTTTGCGGCAAATACAAACGTAACAGCAATCAAAAATGCTATGTGCGCGGTCGCTGAAGAATTGCAACGTCAGGATCGTGCCGGTGGATTGGATGCAATAACCAGCGAAAGCCAAGGCCGATACTCAGTATCCTATGCGGTGAATTCCGAACGGTCAAAAACCAATCTTCAGAAACAGCAGGACGCCGCACGTTTATACCTCGATGGTACATTCCTGATGTTCGCTGGTTTTGTTGATGGAGAATACAGCAGTGATTCCTAACTGTGACATTACCATTTACAACAAATATATTGATAACCGCGTTGAGAAATGGCAACGGTCTGAAATCTTAGAAGTTGGTTGGGAATTGACCGATGCGGTTAGTGCACTGCGTTGGAACCTAGCGGCAAACATAGCTGTAATTTTTATACCTTTTGACCGCAAATTAACCGGTTACGTTAGTCCTAAAACTTGGCAAGCACTTGCGGATAAATCAGATCGTTGGACATTACAACAAGGCGATGTGATTGTGAAAGGCATTGTTACTGATGAGATTGACAGTGATTTCACAATCACTGACCTTCGAGCGGCAAACGATAATGTGGTTGTAATTGCAAGTGTAGACGCAATGGACTACGGTTCACCGGCGGTGCAGCATTTTGAAGTAGGTTGCAAATGATCAATCAGCCGCGGGATGTGACTGTACGTAAATCTGGCAACAAAGCGGAATTGGCCTGGAATATCCGGCTATCTTCTAAGTGGTCAGAACGCTATGGAGCTGCGCAAGTGTTTGTTGACAATGAAGTATTGTTACAGAGTGAACCTTACACTCCCCGTCTTACGGGAACGCTTGTTCGCTCTGGCATTCTTGGCACGGATATTGGTTCTGGAAAAGTGCAATGGATTGCACCGTATGCACGTTATCAATACTATGGCAAGGTCATGGCCGGTAAGCCAAGAAAGCCAACAAGCAAAAACCTTGTCTATCATGGCGGTGGTAAACGTGGTGCGTTCTGGTTCGAGCGCATGAAAGAAGTATCCGGTAAAACCATTATCGATGGTGCAAAGAAAATCGCAGGTGGCAAAAAATGAGTGTTCTATCAGCAATACGGACATTCATACTCACTTACAGTGGTCTCAACGATGACGCTGGAATGCTCATCGATGTTCTTGGCAAAACTCCCACGCAGTATGCTCTTGTGCCATTGCCAGGTACGAAACTTCTGGAAACATATCTTGACAATAGCTCGCTCCGTCAGTATCCGTTTGCATTGCAAAGTATGGAAAGCACCGCGGATGATGTTACACGACTAGCCAACGTTGAATTTTACGAAGCGTTCACTGAGTGGCTTGAAAATCAAAACACTGCTGGCACCTTGCCAACTCTCGGTAGTGGCAAAACCGCTGAGACTATCGAGTCTCTTGGTCAACCTATATTATTTGAATTCGGTGAGAGTGGCACTGGGATTTATCAACTCCAGTGCCGTCTCACATATCAGCAAAATGCTCCGTAGGAGAAAAACACAATGGCAAAAGTAAAACGATCACAATTCTGGACATTTATCAACACAACCCCGGCATCATCTGCAACCTATGTCAAACTTGGGCCCGGTGTGACCACAGGGCTTGTGAACTACAACCCCGAAGTTTCGACTGAAACATATATCCATGAGGATATAGCAACAATCTCAGTTGAGAAATACGCACCCACCATGCCGATTGAAGCGACGTGTATAAACACGGATGCGATCTTTGAATTTATTGATGGGCTGCGCCGCACAGCTACAGGCCCAGCCACTCTATCAGATGCTGAGACAGATATTCTTTTGGTTTATGGTTACGAAACGGCCGTAAGCACGGATCAATATCCCGCCCAAAAACAGCCGGTATCAGTCCAGATTGATAGTTTTGGTGGCGAAGGTGGTGTAGCGAATAAGATCAATTTCACCCTGAACTTTAGAGGTGCGCCCACGCCTGGTTTGTATGACGTTTCAGCAAATAGCTTTACCCCGTAACGAAAAGCCCACTCGCACGGGTGGGCTTTTTTGAAAGGATATAAATTATGGAAGGTTTAACCGAAGGTCGCATGGTTCACTTTGTTGCTAGGGATGGCATGCACCGCTCCGCCGTAATCACGCATGTTTGGAATAAAGAAACCGGAATGATAAACCTGTTTGTTTTTCCAGATGGCTCTCATTCGATAGAAAGCACGACTCCCACATCTATTTCATTTGATGCAACAGGTGCTGTCAATACCTGGCATTGGATTGAAAAGGCATGATCGATTCATTGCAGATCAATACTGGTGAAAAGCGAATCCCTATCGTGCGTGATGGTGAAAGCGTGGGCGAAATTGTTTTCAATCCGTCGGATGTGGTTTGGGTTGAAAGGTTTTACAAAATAGTCTCTGAGTTTCAAATCACGCTCACAGACTACCAGACCCGTTATAAGGCTCTTGAAAAAGACAAAGACGGTAAGCCTGTACAAGTGGATGTATCTTTAGCATTGCTGCATGATGCTTGTACCTATGTCAGAGAGAAAATTGATTATGTGTTCGGCTCGGGAACATCACAACTTGTTTTTGGTGACGCAATGGTGATCGAAGTGTTCCCCCAATTCTTTGATGGCATTACGCCGCATATAAAAACCGTGCGTGCCGAAAAAATTGAGAAGTACACAGGCAAGCAACGCAAGAGAGTTTTGAAATAAACATCCTCACCGAATCTCCACCTGATAGCGTTGAGATAAACCATACTGAGTATAAGGTTGTCTCCGATTTTAGAACTTGCTTGCGAATCATTTTAGCCTTTGAAGATGAAGAATTAACTCCGCAAGAAAAGCAAGTAATTTTACTCAGTATGTTGTATCCCATTATTCCTCCTGATGCTCAAGAGGCAATCAAGAAAGCAAATTTATTCTTGAGTGGTGGCAGGATCAATGAAGAAGATGAATCAGAACCCATGCGTCTGTACTCGTTTAGCAAGGACGCAAATTTTATTTATGCGGCGTTCAAACAAACACATGGAGTTGATTTGCAAACCGCTAAGTTGCATTGGTGGCAATTTCTGGCTCTGTTTATGGATCTAGGTCAGGACACGACCTTTTGCCAACTCGTAGGACTTCGCAAGCGGTTGCGTACAGGCAAAGCCACGAAAGAAGAACGCGCCGCCGCGCGTGAAATGGGAGAAATGATAGATCTCCCCGAATTAGATAACCGCACATTTGAAGAAAAGGAAATGGCGTTGGAATTCGAGCGCAAAGTTGAAGAGGCGCGTCTAAAAAGGTTAAGCAATAATGTCTGACGGCTCCGTAGTTATTGACACAAAGATCGATCAGTCTGGCTTCAACGCTGGCATGAAGAAATTGCAAGCATCTGCCGCTGGTGCGCTGAATACTATTTTGTTTCAAGTTGTAAGGATTGGCAGTGGTATTCGTGGCGTATTAGAGGGTGTTGTTTCATCGGGTGTGGCAGTACTTAAGAAACTAATTGTAGGTACGTTTTTAGTTTTCGCTTTATCAATTGCGAAAATCTTTGGAGCTATTCGTGATTCAATGAGTGATGTACTCAAGCTGCGTGGTGCTGATACTGTCAAACAAGTGGATGAAATCAAGAACAGCTTTGAAGAACTCAAGGCCGCGGTTGCAAATGCCTTTTTGCCATTGATCATTGCGGCGATCCCGTATATAAAGATGGCCTTATCCTGGCTAATTGAATTATTCAATCGCGCATCTATGATCACCGCGGCATTTCTGGGTCAGAAAGAAGCTCTGCAAATTATTCAAGGTTCCGCGCAAAAGATAGCGGATGCCAATAAAAAGACCGAGAAAGCTGCCAAGGGGCAACTTGCGGCATTCGATCAAATCAATGTGCTACAAAAACAGGAGTCCGGAACCAAGACCGAAAATTTACCCAAAGTTGCAGCAGAGTTAGTGCCCATTACTGATGAAATCATAGGAAAAGTTCAAACAATCAAAGAAGAAATTTCTACCTGGTGGGGAGATGTTGTGAAAGGATTTCAATTTACTTGGGAATTTATCAAACAGTGGCTTGAAGATGCAAAAACAGGATTTAAGTTTTTAGGAATGTTCTTTGCTGAAATTTGGGATAAAGTGGTTGTTGCTCTTTGGAATAATTTTATAGATACATGGGCACTTATCTTTGAAAATACTAAAGAGACGATTGAAAGAATCAAGGAAAGAGTCATACAAATTTTCACAGGACTAAAGGATTTCGTTCATGGCATTTTTACAGGTGATTGGGCTCTCGCTTGGGAGGGCTTGAAAAACATTGTTGCCGGTGTGTTCGGTGCAGTGTGGGAATTGTTCAATGGCATGCTGATAAATATGTCTATTGCTCTCGCTGGAAATATAAACACCCTGAAAATACTGTGGGGTGCACTACAGCCCATTTTCGGCGATACGTTAGATTGGGTTCAAAGCAAATTTGTTTCCGTGTTCACTGGCATACAAACATTTGTACAAGATGTAATCAATAATATTTTGGGTTTCATAAACTTGCTAATTGGATCTATCATGTCGGCTATGGAACTTGTATCAGGGCTGAACGTTTCTCCTGGTGCAATTGGCGGAGGCACTGTCACTGCACCTTCAACTCGTGTTCCCCGATTAGCCACAGGTGCAGTCATTCCACCGAACGCCTCATTTGCCGCAATACTTGGGGACCAACGAAGCGGACGCAATTTAGAAGCACCCGAGGGACTTATCAGGCAGATCATTCGAGAGGAGTTAGGTAATGCAGGAGGGCAAGAAATCAATGTACCTGTTACTCTCACCCTCGATGGCGAGGTACTCTATAAGAGCAATAAACGTGTATCCATGCGACATGGCAAGAATTTAATTTCGAGTGGTAACACATGAGCATCGTAATTGATTCTACTACCTATAATATCCCCTTCAAGGTTGTAAACCGCAAGGCTGACTTGCTCTTTAAGGATGGTGCGGGACGTACAGAGGATGGCGTTTTACATGCTGAAATTCTTGGCGTGTACTATAACTATGATTTGGAAATGGGCATGAGTGCCAATAATGTTTCAGACTACGCCGCGTTGTGGGTGAAACTTACCGAACCTGTGAACTTACACGAAATTACCCTTCCCGATGAATCAGGTACGCTCACTTTCGATTGTTATTTTGCTAATATCAAAGATACTGTTATCAAGCAAGGAGCTACAAATTATTTTCGTAATCTGACATTTTCGGTAATTGCTATCTTCCCCGCGAGAACACCTGCATGAGTACACATCCGATTGTTATATTTGGTCGCAGTGCAATTACTATCAAAGATGATATTACGAGCATTATAGCAATTGACCAACAGCCATTTGTAAATCTAAACGATCTGGCCTCTGGCATCTATGTTGATAAACCTTACGCAACTTATGAGCCTGATTATTGGTTGTTGGATGGTAATTTCAAATTTGCACCAAGTGCCAATGCTCACCCTGGATACATCAGCCTAGAGCAAGCTCCCTCTACGTCTACATTTGTAATTACTCCGGTGCTCACGATCACATTCAATTCGGTGCATTCCACTACCGGTGGTTTGACACTGCATTTTTCAACATTAGCGGATGAGTATGCCGATAATATTAGCATTCTATATTACGATTCTGTTGGTGCTCTTATTCGTAATGATACTTATACTCCCACAGGGAAAGATTTCTCCACAAATCAAGCCGTCTCTAATTTCAAGCAAATAAAAATCGGTTTTACATCCATGCACAAAGCCTATCGTTATGCACGTCTACTCAGTATCGATTTTGATTCGGCGGTGACGTTCTCCGGTGCAAATATCAAAGCGGCGCGACTGATTGAAGATATAAACCCGTTATCTATTGAACTCACTGTAAACACATTAGATCTAACTTTATTTTCAAGTGCAGGTGCATTCAGCATTACCAACCCCACTGGCATTTATGCAAATTTACAATATAAAGAACCACTAGATGTTTACGAATCAATCGACGGTTTGTTAGTTTATCTGGGCCGGTTCTACCTGGACGAATGGAACAGCGAATCGGAAAACCTTGCAGCGTTTCGCGCGTCGGATGGAGTAGGATTGTTAGAACGTGGCACATATATCGGTGGGTTATTTCAAGCTCCAACTATTTCAGTAGGAGATTTGGTATCTGCCATTATGAGCGCGGCAGATGTTGATTACGTAATAGATGCTTCTCTCACTACTCCCAAAGTTGATGGACTGATTGAATTATATTCAAATTGCCGTGATGCTTTGCAACAGGTTTGTTTCTATGTTGGTGCGTATGTGACGTGTGCAAGGTCAAAAGTTATAAACATCCTTCCCCTTCCCGTTCCCCCTGGTGCAACTGGAAACGATCACGCACTTACATCTGCTCAAAAGGGTATTGCGTCTCCATTGACGCTCAAACCACTTGTAACGGGAGTGGAAATCCACCAGTGGGCATACGACTCAGATAACGCTCCCACGGGTGAGATTTTATACTCTGCGACATTGGGAACTGGCAATCATACAGCAATTCTGGGCAAAGGCGCAAAACTCGCGGCAGGGTTAACCTTGGGCGGTACTGCAACTTATTCAATTACAGTCAACCGCTATCTCTATGCAACTATCAATGTTACTGTGGCGGGGACGGTAATACTTAGCCAGAACGAAGGATTAACCATTACAGAAACCTATGTAGGTGAATACAATCCCTCGGTGCCCGCGGGGTCACAGGAGAACGTTGTCATTATTGACAAAGCCACTTTGATGACTACTGCCAGTGTTACCGACACAATAGCCACTGTGACAATTGCTGAACGTGTTTATGATTATTACCAACAGCGATATTTGCAAAAGACAAAGCTCTTTGCCTCGTTGATGGTGGTAGGTAATTCGGTACTTGTCAATGTGCAATCTAATAAACAGCTTAGTGGCATTGTGGAAAAAATGACTACCGATCTCTCCGGTGGGTTTGTGTCCGATGTTGAAATCGTTGGAGTAATTGTATGAGTTATGTCACCCCGATCACTGACCGAGCACAATCGGACATTACAAATAAAACATCTAAAGGCTATTGGAATGTTGCTGATTGGTCACGGGTCTATGGAAATTCAAGGCTTGTAAATGGACTTACGGCAATTGAACTGGGCGCATTAGTTTATTTTGACACGTTGATTATGCCAACAATCATTACAATTCCCACAGTGGCAGAATTCAATATGTTTCTTGCCAATATTGAGCGCGTACGTGTTGCTGTATCTGGAGAATCCATTTCGGGGACAACCACAGAAATCAAAGATGATTACATCGCGGGACCGGGACAAGATGCGCCAGATTTCAGTGATGCAAATTTATGGGAAAGTACACTGGATGCAATTTGGGATTATTATGATGGGGCAAGTCTGAATATATGCCCAACACTTAATAATGATCTGACTATTCTCACGGGTACTCAGTATGTGGTTGTAGATTGCCTTGATTTGGCTACCTACAATGTAGATATACAGGGAACGGGAGTGTTAATTATATTATGACTACTATTTACAACGTAAATAATGCAATTGTCAGTGCTTTTGCTTTGCCGCAAGGTTATTTAATCAATGGACTGATACAGGTCAGTGTGACATCTAATAATTTGACCGTTGCAATCAAAGGATTAGATGGCAATAATCCCAGCGCATCTAACCCTGTTTATGTTCGGATCAATAATACTATTCGTGCAATCACCGCGGCATTGAGTGTGACCAAAAACGCCGGGACGAATTGGTGTAATTCAGGATCAGCGGAACTGGCAACCAAAGAAATAGATTATTTTGTGTACCTGATTTGGAATACTACACCTGCCACTGACATTATTGACATTGGTTTCAGTCGCATTCCATATGCGCGGGTATATTCTGAATTTTCAGGTACATCAACAAACGAAGCGTATCTTGCACAGGGCAACGCTTCTACACCAACGTCCACGGATGATTGCGTTGTAATTGGGCGCTTTGCGGCAACACTTTCAGCGGGAGCAGGTTATACGTGGTCGGTTCCCACTTTTACAACTGCAAACCTGATTCAACGTCCAATCTTTGAAACCCGCTGGCTGGATTTTGCTCCTGTTCATTCACGCACAGGCACGAACTATACAAATTTACCAACGCAAAATGCAAGATCGTACAGGATAACTTATGATTTGATGATTCTCAAAGAAACTCATTCACAAAACGCCACGCCTGGTGGCACAGGCGATCAGCAATTTACAATACCCTGGACACCACCGAATTACAATATGGGCTCCGCTCGAAATGTAACGGACTATTATGTCATGACATGTGCGGTAGCATTTTCATCTAATCTGTGCTTGCTGAAAAAATACGATGGCACAACGGACGTTACAGCCAGCAAGCAATATGATACAACGCTGCATATCAAAATGAGATAAATCACAATCGCCAATTATCCACCGGACTAGCACGGCGGTGAGCACTCTCCAGATCGGATTTTACAAATTCTACGTATCGCAGGGTCATGGGTAAGGTTTTATGACCCATGAGTTTTTGTAGTGTGAAAACATCTCCACCGTTGCGAAGATACTCCACTGCGAAAGTATGACGAAAGCGGTGGGGATGTGCACGAACAACTTTTGCATTGCGTCCAACACGATTGATTATCAATCTAATTGATGCCGCTTGTAAATCAAACAGTCGTTGTTCATGATTTGGTCTTGCTTGTTGTTTAGCGATATATTTCCAAACTGCTTGTTTTGCCCTTTGTCCAATATACACCGTGCGCGGTGAACTTTTTATACTGCTGCGATAGGGACGAACATAAATTTCACCATTTTCTAAATTCACATCTCCAACCCGCAAGCGGAAAAATTCACCAAGTCGCACACCGGTGTCAAGTAAAATTAGAATAATTGCTTTATCTCTATCGGCATTGGGGCGTTTAATTCGATAAGTTTTTCCTGATTGCTTTGTCACTTGTGTATATTCTGATGCACCAATCAGCCGCTTTACCTCATCGTGTGAAAATGGATGGATTTGTGGTGATTGGTATTTGGGTCTGGGTAATTCCAAGTCTGGCCGATTGATACTCAGTATTTCTGTTGCCCAGTTATAAAAGCCTCGGATTGTTTTCCAGTGATTGTCAATCGTCGCCGGTGAAAGCGGTGAAGGGTCCCCATTGAATCGCTTTGGTTTGTAATCGGTGCGAAGATGAACCAAATATCTTTTCCAATGCTCGAGTGTGAGCGTTTCCAATTCCGGATCCTGGAAAAAGACGCTCATATACTTGAGTTGATACTGTATTGTTGGAATATATGCTGGGGAATAATTGTTGGTTGCGTCCAACAGAAATCCCTCAATAGCTTTTGAGAATTGCATAGGACTAGGATCTCCTTTTAGTTGAAATCATTCCAACCGTGATCCTCATCCTATACCCATAGGGGTAGGAATTGCGAACAACGTGTGCCCCCGCGCAGACTCGAACTGCGCTCTCCGGCTCCGGAGGCACGGGGACGCGCAACTTGAAACCTTATGCTTGTCTTACTCTTTTCGAGACAGGACGCGAATCACAGTTTTATTGATTTTTTAAAGTAGGACTAGTATGTGCAATTTTTTGAATTTTGCACGGAATGCCTGGAGGACTGAGAGAGTGATACTGAGTATTAGTCTATGGTGTTGGTGTTCCTATAATTGCAATAATCGTACCTCCTGAAAGAACACAAAATGCACCCACGCTAATTACCAGGCATAACCCACAAAGAATAATTGCTAGAATTACACCTGTTGTTCCGGTGAAAAACTTCATAAATGTTTCCATGATTATCTCCCTGTTCAACTGTGAGTGGATTCAAATATATATTTATGGACGAAGCCAAAAAGAGACCAAAAATAGGATACCGATGATAGCCAGGATGGTTAGTTGTGCATGTATGCCAGCAAGCATATCGGCCTGCTTATTGGTGATCTTTATGAATTCTTCGGTCTTGTTGTCATTGCGTTGATCATTGTTTGGTTCAATTCCGTTGCTCATGAAAATCTCCTCGTTATGAGATGATATTGAAGCGAGACGGATTGACCTGAGCGACGGTTACTGCAATTTCGTTTGTGCAATTATCCTGCAACTATAGGCCGATGAGTTTCGACAAGGGCTCCGGGACTTTTGAGCTGGCAGAAACTTGGGATGAGTGATTGCGGTGAAGCCAATGAGCTAAATACAGGTAGGCTTGGCGACGTTGAATGTGCTGATCAAGCGCGTAGAGTGACATTTCAGGCAAAGCAGACAAAATAGCTTGGAACCGAATGAATTTGCGCTGAAATGGAGTGAGACGATGCCAAGTACTAGCCAGTGGCACGAAATCTTTGTCTTTGTTCTCTTTGTTTTTTGGTTTCATTTTTTGATGCAAGAGATTCTGCTTGTTCGCGCAGTTTTCGACGTGTCTCAGGGCTTAGGTAATCCCAAATTTCCTTTACTGCATATAGATCGGGATCTTCGTCAAACGCCTCTATAGCTTCTATCCCGTATCTTTCAATAATGAGCCTCTTGGATTCTGGCCCTGGGGTTTGCCTACCATTCAGCCATTTTGAGAGCAACGATCTTTCAACGCCAATATAGCTTGCAAAGTCTTCTACCGTTTTTCGTTGTCCTGTCTTGTGTTGCCATTCAATAAATTTCCTGGTTAAGAATTCAGAAATATTCATGGTGATACAAATATATCTGTATCTTTTTGCAATGTAAAGACCCTTGACAAAAATTGGGACTTACGGGTATAAATTGGGATACGCTATCCCAAAACGTGACAACCAAGCCCAAGGAACTGAAAATGCAAAATGATGACTTAACCTCCACGACTGATTTGGATAAAGAGCAACAAAAAATGTTCAGGGAAATGCTTGATGCTGAATCAGTTAATGACACCGTTAGGGCAACAAAAGCCCACAATCGAATTAAAGAAATTGAAGATGAACAACACAAGGCACATGCTGAAGCGCGTGCCTATTACTTGAAGAAACTACAAAAGGGGAAAAATGGCTAAGAAATTCACCGAAATTGAAATTCTATTGGCTTGCAAAAAAGGGCTTGGCTTGGCAACTGACTCCGCATTTGCAGATGCGTTGGGCATCTCGCGGCAAAAACTATACAACTGGTTGAACGGCATCAACAAGCCTTCAACCGACGTGTTGAAACTTTGGGCACTGGTACTTCTACCAGTTACTAAATGGAAAGCTCACCTAGCAATTGATTTACTAAAAACCCGTGGCATGTCTGCTGAAATTCCTTGCACTTGTGACAGGAATGGAAATGGCGAGATCACAATAAAGAATCCTATTTGCCCAAAGCACTTTGAAGAAAAAGAATTGGAACCCGTGCACTGAGCATTGACAGAAACAAAAAAAGGAGAATAAGCAATGAAAAAAATAAAACACACAAATCCTAATGGTTCAGTTGTAGAGATTTCAATTGGTGAGTGGGCTTCAATTGGTGCA